GCCACTGTGAGGACATACTTTGTTAGTCTGTCCCCCATGAGCCACCCCTTTCTTTTGGTGGCCCAAGTCCACAAGTTATTTTTCTTGTAGATTAGGTATCTCGGTGAGAGATACATCGTTTTCGCGAGTACCGCGAATCCGAGGGGGAATTGTTCCCCGTTCACCGCTTTAGCGCGTTGAATTGCCAGATTTAAAATCTGACGTGCTACGGACATGTTTCCGTAGTCAGTGGCCTCTTCGAGGTCACAGCTCACACCGTAAATTGAATACGGTGTGAGTTCGCCCCACAATGTATCAGTGGGGTCGAGATCTTCCTTCAGGAAGTTCCAAAGGTTCCTTGAAGCCTTTAGACCACCCACAACATGTGGGCAGATGAGCGCAGGAGTTAACATCCTGGCTAGCACTCCAAATATAATTTGGACTGCAAAGTTAGAGACCGTAATGGTTCTAGCTTTAGAGGCCTCGCTTACAGCGTGGACTCGTACCAACTTTGAATAGGTTGGTCTGCAGTGTATTTCTGTCACTGCCCAGCTCAATAAATCTTGAGCTGATCGAACCGGTCTCGGTTCGATAGTCTCGTAGGTTAAATCTACGAGATTGTAAACCCGTGTCATACACGGATTCTGAGTCAGAGCTTGAATAAACCCTGACTGACCGCCATTTTGGCGTGTCGACTGCAGCGTTGCTGCAGGTCCTGCTGAAACATGACAGTTTCTGCCGTCTACCTTGCGAAAATCTCCAAGGCAGTCATAGAGCACATCGTGCCTAAGCTGTACCATAGGTGATGGTACAGTTACAGTCGAGATCATTTTCTCGATTGAGCGTTCGATCATTCGACCGTCCGCTAGCCCAGTCGCACGCGTCTGGGTCCATGTGCATAGATATACTATGTCACTAATCCCATGAGTTCTATGGGATTTCAGAGCCTCATAGGCCCTGACATACCGATACATGTCGGTAGGAAGCTCGAGTTTTTCATCGAGCGCGAAGGACTTCTTTAGAAGTTTCTTCGTTTTCTTGAGTCTAGTCAAGAAGACTGCGTAATTATTTGCGCAGTTTTCCAGTGACCATTTGGTCAACTGGTCGATAAGCTTTAAATGCTTATCGGGATCCCACATTGTAAGAAATATGGGGAGTACTACACCATTAGTGGTGTAGTACCATGCCTTAACGGCGGCATACCTTTTCTTGTAGAGAAGATATGATAACTTCCTCTGGAAGTTAAGTGACATCGTGATTTTACCCAACGATGTCA